CTGACTATTAGGGCATAGTCGTGGCTGTAACAATCACGAAAAACAGTTTCCCATACAGGGGAACACCAGCGTTCTACTCTGGCACAGGAAACACCCCTGTTGTCCCATACAGTTTCCCTGTGGCGATCAACGGTCGCCCATACATGATTGACACAAAATCAAATTCTTTTGTTCGACAATTTGATGCGCGTGTCCGTGACTCGGTTGACCAATCCGCCGAACCTGGTGAATCTGCAATTAACCCGCAGGGTTTGTGGCGTAGGTCGCAGTCATCTTGGCATTATGGTGCTGGACAAAAATACTCTGATACCGCTGATGCTGAACCATACCGTTTCCGTTCAAGCAAAGGTGTTGACATTTGGACGCGAGGTGAACTTTCCTTGCTTTCAGATACCACACAGGCGTACTCTTCTGCTAACACCAACTTGTATATGGCTACGGCTGGCAGCAGAATTTATGGGACTGACGGACAAACCGTTAAGCACACAACTGACTTCACAGCCTTTACTACGGTTACTAGCACTAATGCGTCGAACCTTTACAGCATCACATCTGATGGTTACAACGTGTTCTTCTCTTATGCTGACGGTGACATAGATCAAACCAATACTGGAACCTCTGCCGCATCTGATTACATTACCGGCATTGAAGCTGGAGTTTTGGCTTATGTTCGTGGTCGTTTAATGGTCGCTGGTCAAGGTGCAGATAAACACAAAATTTGGAATATCACCACCGCCCCAGGTTCTTCAGCGAATAACCCGTCAGCGTTGTACACCCATCCGAACACGAACTTTCAGTGGGTTGGTTTCGCTGGTGGACAAAACCAAATTTATTGTGCAGGTCACGCAGGTAACAAATCTTTGATTTACAAGACCGCAGTCAAAGCTGACGGTACAGCGTTAGATATTCCTACCGTGGCAGCCGAGTTGCCAATGGGTGAAATTGTTACTAACATTGACGCATATCTTGGTTTTGTTGTCATTGGGTTGACGACAGGGTTGCGGTTCTGCTCGTCGGACAGCGACGGCAACCTTGTCGTTGGTCCACTGATTGAGACTGGCACATCTGTTAACGCTTTTTCTGCTATCGGACAATACCTGTATTTCGGTTGGACTAACTATGACTCAACATCAACAGGCATTGGTCGACTAGATATAAACACCCAGGTTTTCGTAAATCAACCCGCATACGCTTCAGACCTCATGGTTACTGGTCAAGGTGCTGTGGTTGACGTTCACGAATTTGGCAATAAGGTCGTGTTTACTGTTGCAGGTTTGGGGGCGTACCGTCCTCATGCCACAAACAAAGTTGCTTCAGGAACCTTACAATCAGGAACGTATCGTTGGGGTGTACCTGACACAAAGTTTATTCCGAAATGGGATTTACGTACCGAACCGTTAAACGGGTCAGTAAACATATCTGTATCTTGTGACTCTGGTGATGTAACAAACATTGGAACCCAGTCTGTTCAGGGAACGCTGGAATCTACCTTTGATGGTTTAGAGAAAAAGATTTTTGAAGCTGAAGCATATTTGACTTTGACTCGTTCATCAACAGATTCAACGATAGGCCCTGTAGTCACCCGTTGGATGGGTCGAGCCTACGCCGCACCGTTGCGCTCACAAATTTTCTCTGTTCCTTTGCTACTGCATCACAGAATTAACATTCGTGGGAAAGAACATTTTGTTGATGTAGACACAGAACTCACCTATTTGCGTGATCTGGTGGACAATCCGCGTGTCGTCACATATCAAGAAAATTTTGCTTACCATTCGGTGATTGTCGAGGATATTCAATGGCAACCGTATGATTCTGCGAACACCCACAATGCTTGGGATTGGGACGGGACGTGTACGGTCATTATGCGTTCGGTCAGATAGTGTAAGATAACCCCTATATGGCTGCTTTTACACGACGACAATACGCTGGTGCTGCTGCCGCTACAACGATCACGGCTGGTATTAACGCAACTGATACGACTTGCACGTTGGCGGCAACTACAGGATGGCCGTCTACTGCTGGTGTTCCGTTTTATGTGGTGATTGATCCAGGTCTTTCAACTGAGGAAAAATGTTCTGCAACAATTTCCAGCACCACACTAACTCTTACTAGGGCGCAGGATGATACGACAGCAAGCAGTCATTCTGCTGGCGCAACGATTTATCCGGTGTTTACCGCTAATGATGCTGACGAGGCGAACGAGGTTGCAAGCAAGTTGACGACTAAGGGCGACCTGTTGGTTACTACTGGTTCGGCGTTAAACCGTTTGGCTGTTGGTACTAATGACCAAATTTTGGTGGCTGACTCTGCCGCGACTAATGGTGTCAAGTGGGCTACACCTGCTGCTGTTTCTGCCACTGGTCTTGGGTATGTGAGTGGAAAACTTTATGCCTCATTGGGGAGAGGAACCTCAAGTGGTTCGCCGTTTGCAAATACAACTTATTATGTTCCGTTTCGTGTTGTTGAAACAAAAACTTTTGACCGCATAAGTTTTGTTACTACTACTTCTACTGTCACTGGCACTGGAACTTTTAGGCTTGGCATCTATAACCAGTCTGCTGGAGTGCCTACAACGGTTCTTCTTGATGCTGGGACTGTTAACGCAACTACAGCAAGCACCGCTTATAGCGCGACAATAAGCCAATCTTTATCTGCTGGCGTTTATTATTTGGCAATAAATATGCAGTCCTCATGGACTACAGGTTTTTTGCCTCGTGTGTATTCAGAATTAGAAAATACTTTTTACATGAACAACTATCTTGATTCAATGTTTGAAAACAAGCCGTTTGGTGGTTACTACCAGGCTGGTGTTACTGGTGCATTTGCTACTGCTGGGACTTTGGTTGCTACTACTGATGCGTATTACATGGCATTGAGGGCAGCATGAGTTGGAACGTTGTTTACGGTATTGGTGGGTTTGATGAATCAAAGCCAAACAATAATGTTGTTGCAGTTGAATGGACCGAGGATGAAGTTGGTGACAAGAAAAGACCACCGATAGCCCTTGAAAGATTAAGTTACGTTTTCTTGTAATCATCCCAGCGGTAGCGTTCGCGCTATTTGCCAACCCTGTTAAAGCGAAAATTGGGGGATAGTTTCTGAATGGGCATTTACAACAACATCCACACCAGCGACGACGACCACTATTACTACTGTCCTGTTAGCGACTGCCCCTGTCACCAACCCGACTACCACGACAGTTCACGGAACCACACCAAAGCCCCTCAGACCCCTCTAGGAGCGTTTCTAAGCGACGCAAACCCCAACCTGTAATCAGCACAGGGGTAAACCCTTTTGGTACACTTTCTGCGTACCGAGACAAAGGATTCAATATGCAGAAAATTAAAGCGTTCATTTACAACAACCCTGTGCGCGTCGCAGCTTTTGTCTCATCCGTCGTTGCTTTGGTCGTTTCTTTTGTGGTCCCAGATGTCCCTGTCGAGCCAGCAATCGCCTTCGTTTTGTCGGCTTTAGGCTTGGGTGAGTTCGCTCAACGTGCCGAAAACAAGAAAACCGACGAAGCATTGTTCACCGAAATCCCTGAATAATGGCGTTACGACGGAAAGCATCGCTCACCAAACTGCCAATTAAAAAGTTGGTACTGCCCAAAGACCTGAGAGGCTGTGAGAACGGGAAACTTCCTGCATCTTTGCTTCGCCCAATCGCCCCCTCCGGCAAGATGTATCACCTCGCAGCAGAATCATGGCGTGAGCTTCGGGAACTTGCAGCCAAAGAAGGTTTAGATTTAGTTCATGTTGGCGACTACCGACCGTATGCCCAACAGGTTGCCCTGTTTATGTCACGGATGAAACCGTTTCCTGATGCCAAGAAAAACATTCAAGTGATCCGAATGTTCAACGGCGAGAAATGGTATCTACATTTGGGTGCGCCCGTCGCTACACCAGGTACGAGCAATCACGGGTGGGGCTTGGCCATTGACGCTGCTATCAAAACGAATGGCAAAGTTGTCACGATCTCCACGAAACCTAAAGGCTGTAAGAGGTCAGGGCTGGAGTTCCTGTTGGCTGAAGCACCAGCATTAGGTTGGTCTTGGGAGTTGCAGGTCGAACCCTGGCATATCTGTTTCGTAGGAAAGCCTGCATGATATGGACGCTGGGCTTGCAACTATTTGGGCTGCTTGTATTGGCGGTGGTTTTTCTATCCTAGCGGTAGTAGTTCAAAAGTTTAAGTCCGAAAACAGGAAAGACCATGACACCGTTATGGCTATGTTGCGTTTGATGCGACGCGCACAAGACCGTACAGAGGACAAGCTAGATAAGGTTTCTGAGCGTTTGACGGATCACATAGAAAAGCACTAGGGTGAAGCACCCGTAGAAAGGTGCTTGCAAATGGCAAAAGGATTAACTACCGTTGAGTTAACTTTGGTGCGTGACTGTCTCCTGAAATCTAATCCTGGGAGGGATCAAGCTGACGCACTATGGGAAGTTATCGAAAAGATAAACAAACTCATAGAGGGAGCAAGAGTTGAACAAGCCCGTAAAGCAAAGTCTGTTAAGTGAAATACGATCTGAAGAAAGCACACCGTCAGGCCGCATCCCAAGAATCCAGCGTGTATTTGAGAGCATGGATGAAACAGATCGCAAAGAACTTGTTGAAGCGTTAGACGATTACACGATCCCTGCGCCGACAATTAGCAAGGTATTGAAGCGACGAGGAATAGACTTAGACGCATCTTCAATCAACAAGTACCGTCGAGGGGGATTCGCTCATGTCATTAAAAGATGAATTAGAGGAGCAATCCCAACCGCCTGAGAACCAACGTGCATGGGCTGAAGTGACACCTGATGGTGGTGAGATTTCTACCGGTGTTCTACCTACACCGATCACATCGGACTGGACAGCAATACTTGTTGGGTTCGGTTTGGACCCTGCGGTGTTTGAAGTTGTTGACGACACAGTACGAATGTCTAAGTGGCAAACCTCTAAACGTTTAGAGAACGGTGATCGAGATGTTGCATGGCTGTACTCATATCGTGCCAGGTTCAGGCGCAGGACTTCACGGGTGTTACCTGATGAAGATATTGAGGCGTTGCGTAAACGTGTAGGTAACTGGAAGCAACCGAAACGGGCTGTGGTTAAACCGTCAGAGGAACCACCATCCACGTTCGTAGTGAATTGGGCTGACCTTCAGCTAGGTAAATCTGCTGGCGGTGGTGTTGAAGCAACCGTTGAACGGGTACTGGAATCATTAGAGAAAACAGTCCAACAACTCCATGACCTGCGCCGTAAAGGTAGAAACATTCAGAGTGCTGCACTTGTAAACATGGGTGATCCGTTTGAAGGGTGCGATGGCAACTATGCAAGCCAACTGTTTACTGTTGAACTGACACAGCGCGAACAGTTGCTACTTGGTGCAGACCTGTTCAGCAAAGGGATAACCACCCTTGCGTCAATGGTTGATGTCATGGAAATCATTGGCACACTTTGCAACCACGGTGAATGGATGCGACGCAACGGCAAGTCTGTTACCTCGGATTCAGATAACGCTGGAGGGTTCCTGATGGATATGTTGTTCCGAATCTTGGATCATCAGATACCGAACCTTGAATGGACTATCCCACACGATGAGATGGTCACAACCAAAGTGCTATCCGATGTGAAGGTTGCGTTCGCTCACGGTCACAAGATCACCGGCAAAGAAAACGATTGGCTTAACGCACAGTCGATAATGATTTTGCGTGAAGAAGGACGCGAACCTGACCTGTGGATCACAGCACACAAACATCACCTGCAAGTCACCGATCATGGTGCATACACCCGTATCCAATGCCCGTCAATGGACGGTGGATCAAAATGGTTCGCTGACTCTAAAGGTATTTGGTCCACCCCAGGCACCCTTACCCTGCTGGTGGGTCGCCATGACAAACGGAACTGGTCTGATCTGGAAGTCCTATGACAGACGCACGTTTATGCCTATGCGTATATCGTGGGGTGATCCCCCGACCCCCTCAATGTGGAGAAAAACCCGATGACTTTGACGAATAGAACCGTTGTTTACATCCAATGGGCTGACACCCACCTGTCCGAAGGTGGCTGGCTGAACATGGACGAATACGAGGACGACGGGGAATGTCTCGTAGACACCATCGGGTTCCTAGTACCAGTCGGTGAACCAGGTTCCAAAGACAACCATGTGACCGTATGGCAAACCATTTGCGAAGAAGAAGGCATCCACGCTATACATATCCCTGTGGCGATGGTACGAGAAATGAAAGCGATTGACTTGACATTAACCATGTCACACCCCTAGATTACAAATACAACT